GGACTATCAGTTCCAATACCAGTCTTACCATCAGATTTTATGCGAACTTTTTCATCTCCATCTATTCTGAATCCTATAGCAGAATTACCATTAGCATTATCTGGATCTGCATTTATAAAGAGTTTTGAACTATCCCAAGCGATACTGTGATCTTGTGAGTTATTATATCCAATTCTAATTTCTGGAGTAGCAGAACTCATCACCGTTAAAGGTGCTGTTATATTATCAGTTCCAATACCAACACTATTATTAAATGTAGCGATACCACTTACAGTAAGGTCTCTTAAAGTATTTCCAACACCAGTCAGGGTCTCATTACCCATATGAATTTCTGTGGCAGTAATGATGCCAGTTGCTGCATCTAACATCATGTTAGATCCAACCATGATGTATTCACCACCACTGGTGCCCATGATGGTCACACCACCACCAACTTGGACAAATGGATCGGTTCCAGATCCGTCAATAGTTACAGAATCTCTACCTACCGTGAGAATACCGAGAACTCTGGTATTTCCATCAACGAGCAAAGCAGTGGTTCCAATACCAATGGTGACAGTTCCAATACCATTGGATGAACCAAGTGTACTTACTCCAGTTACATTTAACGTGTTAGCTCTTACTTCTGCAGTCGTAATTCCACCAGTGATGGTTACTTCACCAACCTGCTGGTTAATCGTAATATTATCACCCGCTACAATACTCGTGACAATACCTGGTGACAGATTAGTTCCATCACCAAGTAAGTTGTACAGCTCTACAAAGTTGGTGTTTATCTTAAAACCACCGTCAACTAGAGTATCACCTGTTCCGTCATTAGGTGTAGATCCAGTATTGATTCCTAGTCTCGCCATTTATATGCAGATATATTATAGGTTTATTTATGGAGCAGTTGCGTATCCGACAAACCTGAGCCTGTTGGACCTAGTAACCAGTGATGAACAATTCAAATTGCCATATGGTTCAGCCGTAAACGATTTTGCCACAGAGACATCTCGATTCTCGAAGTCCATTCTTCCATAACTGTATTGACCATAGATACGATCATCACGGAATATACCATCACCTGATATAGCCTGACCACCATTGTCGAGTGTAACCAGAGTAGTATCCCATTGTTGTAATGTGGATGAGAAGTTAGTAGTACCAACACCGACAGAAACATATTCAACTCTTCTGAAAGCTGTAGAATATCCAAGGACATCAACATTTTCATTGACGGTATATGCCTTCTTGACATCGAAGATGCCATCGATACGAGTTGTTCCACCAATACCAACATTACTATTTCTGATGACAAATCTATCACCAGCTTCAATCATACTGACTGTAATTCCAATACCAGCGTAGAGTGGGTCTCTAAGGAAGGAATCTGTTGGAATGAAGAGGTCAAGTGTGTTCAATCCACCTGTCGAGAATGCGTATCCTACAATCTGACCTTCATCACCTCTATAAGTTGAGATACTGAGTGACTCTTTAATAACATGAGGTGGTTCAATCAGAATATTTGGTGCGACAGTATATCCAGAACCAGCGTTAGTAACTGTAATACTGTCGATTCTATCACCACTTACAACAGCCGTTCCTGTTGCCTTACCTGCCGTTGTAAGACCGGGTGCGGTAATAGAAATTGAAGGACTCTGAAGGTTCATATATCCTTCACCCTTTTCTGTCATAGTGATGACATCAATTCCACCACCATTCAAGGTAGCTACTGCCGCAGCACCAACAGTGTTACACTGGTCAGTAATTGTAACTTCAAACTGGTAGTCAAGAAGTGTTGTTTCGTTTGCCTGGTCGAAGAGTGGTCTTACCGATTCAACATATGCGTGAGTTGAATTAATACCAACATCTCTTGTGAGGAGAGCAACAGGATTGATTACAGATTCATAATCAACTCTATCCTTGGTGACTGGTTTGCCATCAATGTAGATATCGTCAGTCTGTTTACACCATGTGACTGGTCTCAGTAATGATGTGTCAGTGGAAACACCAGGAGCAACATATGGATTTGTATCAACTGTTTGTAAGGTAGAGATACCAGTAACAACTCTGGAGTTTTGATCGAGTGACTTATCTTGACCAATAGTGGTGTCATTATTGATATTCAGAGTATCACCAATCTTGACTGTTTCAAGAATATCAACGAATACAACGTCAATATCAGGTGTACCCTTGTAGAAGATGATCTTACTGGTATCACCTCTCTTAGGTGCTTCACTGAACTTGATTACACTACCACCATTGAAGGTGTATGCCTGACCAGGAACCTGTAAAACATCATTGATGAATACCAAGAGGTTCTGTTCGAGGTCGATAAGTGATCCCTCTTGTGTAACGATGGAGTAAACCTGTTTATCAACTGCCAAGTTGAAATTCTTCTCTTCACCATTGAACTGTTCGTCCAACTTGTCAAATACATCAAGTTCACCAATGGTCCAACCATTGAAGGTATCTCTCAGGTTATCATCAATAGTTAACTGGAACTCTTCAAATGTCTGAGATGTATTTGTTGGAATACCAGTTGTTCCTCCAACTGATACAGTGAGGATATCTCCAGTACTGTATGCAAATCCAGGATTGTTGATTTCAAAGTTGATGATACTTCCACCAATACCAACTTCAAGGTCAACAGTAGCACTTTGACCAGTACCTGGTTGACTATCACTACTATAAATCAGAGGAATATTTCCATAAGGAAGTGGATCATCAAAGACGAGGATAGGTGGTTCCGATACAGAGTAACCTGATCCACCATCTGTGATAGCAACACTTACGATGTGACCATCAATAACAGATGCCGTACCAATACCAAATATTGAAGCCACTCCAAGACTTTCACTCTGAACATATGCGTTAATGACCTGTTGAATACCAGATCTATAACCAGAACCAGAGTTTGCGATCGAAACATTGTTAACAGTTCCAAGACCAGAAATGGTAACTGTACCACCAGCCGCTACCAGTGGTTGATATCCGTTTCCACCTGTAGAACCAACACTAATGATTACACCACCAATCGGTACACCAGATCTGAGTGGGTCATAACCAATAGCCTGTGATGTTCCTGTATATCTGATACTTGTGATACCAGCATCTTCCAGGAAATCAATATCACCAGTGGTGAACTGGTCACCTTGTGGTTCCTGTAGAATATTGGAGTTCAGGATGATTGCCTGGTTAGTTGAGAAACCAGTCAGATTCTGACCATCTTGAGTGAGAGCAAACTCATTCGTAACACCATCAAAGTCGATTTGAATGTTGTCAAAGATGTAGTTTGAGGAGTAAGTATCGACATCAGATGTTTCTTCACCACTTCTCATGAAGGTTCTACCTTGGAAAGTGGAGAATGTCTGAATACCAGCGTAACTTACATCGTCTGGGCTACCAGTAGTCGTTCCGATTGGAGTCAGACCAAATGGTGCTGATGCAAAGTGGACTGTACTGTCAATAATGTTGTAATTACCACCCATTACTGAAACAGTTGATCCAGCTCCGTGTGGTACAGCTCTGGTACCCATTTGTGCACGGAGAACCTGAACATTATTCGTAGCTCCAACACCGATTGAGAGAACTGTCATCAGTTCTTCTTCAACTCTGATCAAATCGGTAGCTTGAATACCATTAGTATTTGGAACAGGGAAGTTCGTGTCAAATACAATGGCGTTTGTCAACTCAGTTTCGATAAGAGTATTCGTGACAGGTGCCTGGATCATGTTATCAATAGCCAGAAGTGCTTTCGCGTTCTGTCTAGTTGAAACAAGTTTGTGGAAAGTACCAATACCAACCGAAGTAATATCTAATACCTCAGGAACCTTCTTCAGAGCAGCTGTTGCTGATTGTGCAAACGAGATATTTGACTCATTTACCTTAACAATGTAGAGTTCCGTTGGTAATTTGTCGGTATTGACACCAGCGATCGATACAGTATCGATTCCGATAGCATTTGTGGTGATATTATCGGATCCTTCATAAGAATAAGTGACTTTTTCACCAGTTACAAAGTAGTGATCGTTGATATTGACACGATTATTGGTAATATCGACAACGGAGGAGTCATTTCCTTCAAAATATCTGTGGAAAATCGGTAAATCGTTGTGATCAAGTGGGAATGAAGTATTTTTGTCATATTCTGTTCCGGTATAGTCACCATGAGTCGAAATTAACTTGGTATTTTCCAAGTCAAGGACTTCAAATCGAGTATTATTGTCATAAGTCATCAAAGTGATGCCAAATGCTCTAATTTCAACGTCAATATTAGCTAATGGAGTGAATACGAGGTTTGTACCCGTTCCAGAAGTATTAATTCCGATTGTTCCAAGACCAGATGAGGTGACAATCTCACCATATTCAGTAAATCCTTCTTTATTGAACTGAGTATCGATTGCTGCGACCTCAACCAACTCATATTCGTTATTAGTCGTGTCTTCAACACTGACAAAGAAGTAACCAGCACTTTGTGGATCGGTAAATGTAGCAAAAGTGGTGATACCAGGAGTAGCTGAAGATGTAATACTCGTAGAGAACGAAGAAACTTCAGCCGTTCTGAATGCCAGTGAAGAAATTCCATTATTTGCGGTTGCCGTAGCGATTGCCACGACCGAACCAGTACAGGAAAGTGCTGCAGATACGGATGGAATGAAGTCAACGACGATATTTTGACCAACTACACTGACATCGTAGGTTCCAAAACCAGTTATGCCGGTCAATTCGGTATTATTGGTCAAATCTCCATACTGAAGAACCTTGACATCCGTACCATCTTGGAGAATGTTCAGTTCATTAGCGTAATAGTTACCATCTGAGTCCTCAAACTGAATTAAGGCCTTAGATGCTCTGTAAGTATTAGAAATTGATACAACAGTGGTAGTCGTAATACCAGCTGGAACAACCGTATGAATGCCAATGATGTTAACAGTGTCACCAATGTCAGTTGAACCAATTCCGGTGAGCTGACTTGAATTGATTGAGAATGCAGATACTGAATAATTGTTATATTCGAAGTCATATGGATAAAAATCCAACTTCCAGTTATCATCGGATCCGGTATAACCATACCAACCCAGTTCACCAACACTATTAACTCTAGCGTATTGGTTCAGATATCCTTTCGTTCCATCTTGGAGAACAGAAACGATGGCAAATTGTGAGTTTGAGAGAAGATCAGTGTCTCTTGCGAAAGTGAAGATCTTGACAAAGTGGTCATCATTACTATAGACACCAATTGGTTGATAAGCTGTTCCTCTAGCGTTACTATCGAACTGGCCACTGATATTATCAATACTAAGAACTCTGTTTCCTCTTGACTCGAAGTAGTCTTGAAGTATTCTATTCTCAAAGACAATCTGGTTGGAGATTGGAACTCCATTTACATCAACAGTTCTCTCAGAAACTTGGTCAAAGTCAGGATAACAATAACGACTAAACACACTATCAAGATCAACAATCGTCTCAAGGTCAATATCGACAGGTGCTAGTGTTCTTTGTCCGGTTGTCTCGATAACCAGATCAGAATACTTGTCAAAACCAGCAACATGGTTCAGTGAGCTAACAGAATCATTCCAAGTCTCATATGGTACTCTTGACTTGAGTGAATATGAGAAGTTCTGATAATACTCGTTGTTAGGAATGACTTGGAGGTTCTCATTCAAGAAACCAGAAATGGTTTGCCAACCATCAACGATTGTGGCACCAGCACCAGTTAGGATTTCAGCGTCATATTCAATCTTTTGATTGATGACAGAAGTAATATTTGAACTGAATGATGTCAGTGATGTTCCTACCTGATAATCAAATCTAGTAGAGACATACAACAACTGACCTGTTGGATCCCATCTCTCAACAACACCAAGATTACCTAAGTTGTCAACAGTTTCACCAACTTTGAAGTCATCAACAACTACCTTTGGATTAAAGATTGGGAACCAGACTTGAGGTGTTACTCTTGCAACTGACAGACCAATAATAGTTCCAGGAACTTGGTCACCAGTCAGATACTTATCCAACTTGTATTCAACGAATGCATTAGCTCCACCAAACTGATCATCAACAGCTGTCATCTCGAAGATGTCATAACCATAATCACTTGAGTTATATCCTTTACCTGTAGTTCCTACACCAATGTTGATGTTCTCAACAATGATGTTCTTTCCAACTTCAAATGGGAAGATTTGACCTTCACTGAACTGTGTTTCCAGAGTAAGTCTTACAGTCTTGGTAGATTGTGTGTAGGAAACAGTAGAGATACTGAAACCATTTGAGTTATTGATTGGGTAGATATTTGGAGTTACATTATAAAGTTGAGTGGTATTCTTAGCGATTGTTACTTCATTGTCACCCAACTCATACTTCAGTTGAGCGTCAGTAATAAGATCATTGGTAAATCCATCCTTGACAACCAGATCTGGTGCAAAGACATAATTAACACCACCAGAAGAAATACCAATACTCTCAAAACTACCAAGTGGAGTTACCTGAAGGATTTCAGGTAGATTGGCCACACCTCTCATTGTGGTGTCAGTTGGATAATCAAATCCAATATTATTTGAGGTTACATTCAGGATCTTACCGACTGTATTACTTTGAACATCAACAAGAGCACCACTACCTTCAGAACTTGTTACTGAAACAAATCCTGGTAGTGTCTTATATCCTGCACCCTGTCCAAGGATCTTGAACTTATTGATTGGACCCTTTTGAGTGAGTGAATTTGTATTGAAATCAACAACAGCGTTTGAACTGGTATAGATTGTGGTTGTAGGAACAACACTTATACTATAATCAAACGATGTAGAACCAACACCTGTAATGGTGTGATTGCCATCAAGATCATTATTGATGATATTGAATTGGTTGTTGTTAGGAGCATCTCTATCAGTAACAATCTCTTGTTTTACTGTAGGATTAAGGTCCAGATTTACAGGAGTGACATTGTAATAGAGGTTTGATGGTAACTGATCTGAGACCAGAACTTCAACATATGCGTTTGTATCAACACCAATCTTTCCATTCTTTGTTACCTCAAAGTCCTTGGTGGTCTTTGAAGTGTAGAATTCATTAGTAAAACCGATATCAGTAAAGAGATCGAAATCAAATGCCGAGAATGTATCAGTATTATTGATATATGAGAGTGAGGAATCAGAAAGGCCAAATCTAATTCTGTTATTTTTCTGTACTCTAATTTCTGGATTGACCTTATACAACATTCCGACTGCTGCCGAAGTCAAACCAACGAAGTTTGGATTATCTGATGAAACTTCAAACTTCTCAGATACAAGACGAATACTATTCCTGGTGTAAGGAATGACATAATACATGCCATCTTCCTGTAAACCGATGACAGGATCATCAGAAGTGTATAGGACTTTATCACCTTTTCTGAAGGTGTGATTATTGATTGTGATGGTATTATTAGTTGTGCTGATACCAGCCGTGACAAAACCAACAGGATCAAATACGAGTCTTCTATTGAAGTCATTGTATGAGACATCAATATTGACAATATCGGTTGGTTTAATATCAACAATAACATTATCACCACTCTTCATAGAGTGAGTGACGGCCAATGCAACTGTTACAATGTTCTTGGAAGTCTCTGCCTTCAGAACATTGTCATGGTTTGTTGTGAATGAGTGAGTGTCACCGGCACCAACTGTAGTGAAATACAGAAGACCAGAACCGTCATTAGTAGTGATACCTGCATATGAACCACTAGTAGTACCAATACCAATCTTGACGGTACTAACACCGATGATATCGACTGTTTGAGGTACTGCATAGAAGGTAGTGTAATCAGTGATGTTCTGGAACAGATCTCCAGCCACACCAGTCCAAACCTCAATGGCAGTTCCACCATTGGTCTCATAAGACATCTCATCATTAAGTGAGAGGTTATGATTAGGAATGTAGAGTTGTTGTGGTGTAAGGAATATCGTTGTTCTACCAACTCCAGGATTTGAGAATACAATAGTATTTCCGATACCCGCAGTTGTATCTGTTCCGACACCAAGTGATTCTCTTGGATCGAAGTAGAATTCTCTATTTGCTACCAGTGATCTGGTGGTTTGAATTCCAGGAACAGAAATACTGAAGTTTCTGGAACGATCAGTCAACAGAGTAGTTGATGAGTATGAAGTACCTACTGTATTTTGATGTTGTCTCAGAACTCTCAGTCTTCTTGACTTTCTGTCAACATTCAGAACCTTAACTCTTTCAGCACCAACCTGATAAACATCATTCTCTCTGACAAACTCATTGGTCAGATTGCCATTAACATAGAAGTAAGTTACGATACCAGTCTGTGTAGGTTCCTGTACGCCCAGTGAGAGGTTCAGGAACTCGGTTCTAACATTGATTGGGTACGATCCATCAAAGTTGTCAAAATAACTCGTTACACCGGTAATCTCACTTACATTGACAATATCACCAGTTTCAAATCCGTGAGGTACTGGAGTGTATCCTACGAACTCATTTCTACTGAAACTAGGAACAAATTCAACATTTTGGAAGAATGTGGTTGCAACACTTACTTGATGAACTTCAGGTCCATCAACTCTTGAGACCTTGATATCAAGACCTCTTCCACCTGTACCTTCATTGTTGAAATCAATCTTGTCATTGACTTTATAATTTTGACCTTTCGACTCAATAATGACAGAATCAACTACACCAGCAGATGCAGCTCTTACATCATAACCCTGATCAATGATTCTATTTGAGTTAAAGATGTAATCATATTGACTATTACCCTCAGTATCATTCGTGAAGTAGAATGATGAGTTTCTAAACCAACCATCAGATTCGATATTGTAATCATTCTGATTGTTGAATGACTTGAAGTTAAATTCGTTTGGTTTCGACTTGAATGAATCACCAATCAAATATGGGAATACAGGTCTCAAGTAGTTCTTGAATGGTCCTGTGGAATCTTCTACCTCACTGATAGTCGTGAAATATGCATAGACACCATTTGGGTAGTCGGGAGTTACACAGAATCTACCATTGTGTTCGTCCAGTAATCCATCACCTCTATACTCAAAGTCGTCTACAAAGAAACCACTTGGGAAAGCGTTGAAGTCGGGTCTGTTTGCATCTGTAGCATCCAGGACATAACCTGATGTCATTCTGACAATATCACCAGTTCCATCTACATTCTCAAATCCATATGGACCATAGATTGGATTGCCATCATATGCCCAACCAAGGATTGGTGAGTGGTCCTTACTTGCAACTTCTTTTCCGTTAGATTTTACAAGGTCATCAGTTCCATACTTGACATTATCAGCACCAGAACCAGAAATTGCAAATGTGTTCTCTCTCAGTGGTCTTGGAGCATAAAGGTGAGAATACTCCAGTGAGTCATTCTTCAGGTTTTCTGCGATGATACCATCGTCTGGTAGAATATTTTCAAAGTTTCTAGAGAATAGGTTTACATTCCAAGAGTGGATATCACAGTTTGCTCTAGCACCAAGACCAGCCGACCTTACATTGATTGCGGTCTGACCTTGAACATATCCTTTACCACCATCAATGATGATGATATCAACAAGTTCACCATTATTGACAACTGGTGTCAGGATTGCAAAGTCACCAGTCTCACTGACAATATCAAGATGTGGTGGTGTATTGTAACCTTCACCTCTTTCATTGATTACAATATCAGTGATCTTACCATTATTGATAATTGGTAAAAGTCTTGCACCACTACCATGATTGAAACTAAATTCTGGTTGTCTATTGAAGTCAATGATTTCAGATGAACCATATCCAACACCACCATTTGTCAAATCAACAGACTTGATTTCACCTCTGAAAATAGGTTGGAGTTTTGCATCATAGTTTCTCTGATTACCAAGGAATGGGGTATCACTAATCAACCATTGTGATGTACCATTGACAGTAACAGTAATAGTATCATTGATGATAGCCAAAGGACCATCTGGTCCAGTCCAAGCTACAACTCTCGTTGGAGTAGAGACATCTTGTGTTACAGGTGACTCAATAATGAAGAGTTGTTCAAAATCCTCAACAAAAGTCTTATCAAAATATGCAGGTAGACCTTGAACTTCGACTTCAATTGGAGGATAGTTGAATGAACCACTTCCAACCTCTGTAAACTTGACTAAGATTTTTCTATCGTAGTAGTATTCCAGACCTAATGATGTATCACCAATCTCAGTAAGACTGAATGTATTTGCATTTACTACGACAACATAGTAATCTCTGCCATCAACAAGACCTTCAACAATGTCCCCAGATCCTTTGGTATACCTGACAATTTCCTTATTCTTATATCCGTGATTGACAATCCTGACCTGGTTCAGTGCTGTACTGATACCAGATGTTGGTGAAGTAGGAATAGTTCTCTGCTTGTTCTCATATCCCGATCCAGAACTTGTTACAACGACACTTGATACAACATTCTGTCTTTCTGAACCAACAAAGTATTGAATACCTTCACCAGTTTTGGTAAGGTCAACAGTATTGATACCAGTCTGACCATCAATGAGAGTGTTGTGGAGTGTAAGTGTATTATCAAGAAGTGTATGAACATAATACTTCTGACCAGTATTCAGACCACCAATGATTTGACTAGCAGATGGTTGATAATAGAGACCATCACCATCAAGAAGTTTGTGGAATGTCGAGAAAGCTACAACATTAGTACTAGTATTAACACCAATAGGTGAACTTGCATCAATCGGTAAGACGTACTCAATCGAAACAAGTTTTGCAACCGCCTCAGCACCACTACCATTACCACCAGTGATTTTGATGATAGGTGGTTCTTTGTATCCAAATCCTCTATCTGTGAGTTGGATTGATTTCAGTGATCCAAGAACATTGACTTTACCTGTTGCACCAACACCAATCTCATCCTGAACAATCATTTCAGGTGGATTGATGATATCATAATCCTCACCAGGCTTGGTGATGGTAATATCTTCGATATCTCCGTAGTATACACTGTTCTGAGACTTGTAGTTCAGTACTTCGATACCATTGATCAGAATACCTGTAAAACCTGATACAGTCGGATATACGCCGCTCTCATTGTCAGGTGGAAGAATCTTTCTATAGAGAGACTGAACCGAAAGAAGTTTCTTATTGAACTCAAGATAGTTGAGAGTACAATCAGTAGCAGTTCCTTCTAAAGAGATGAATACATCCTTGAAGAGGTCTGACTTACTCTTAGCCAGTTTGATGGTAGATTCGTCAATTCTCTTGACAAAATAAGATGATGTATCTACACCAGTGAAACCTGAGGTTCCAGGCTTGTAGAATACTGCATCACCAGTGTAGAAACCGTGATCAGGTAAGTTTGTATTATTAGTAGGTAATGAAATAACATCGGTCGAAATACCACTTCCGACAGACTGACTAAAGGTGATTCTCTTATCGTATGGATTAGTCTCTAAGTTAGGATAGTTTGGAATTGAGTTAGATGAGACCAGAAGGTCTTCATTAAACTTCAGATAGGTGTTTTGTACGTTTGCAATATAATCATTGATCTGTGGATAACTCGTCGAGTTTCCTTTCAGTGTCTGGTTTTCTAAGAAATAGATTTGTGTTAAAGTATCTACAGCCTTATCAAAACGAACAGTCAGTTGGCTCTGACTGGTAACAGCACTAACAGTACCATTAATGATAATAGATCTATCTTCATTAATCAGAGAAACTTTATATCCCTCTCTGAAAAAATTATTATCATATGTAGTTAAATTGTAGATATTATTTGATGAGTCCTGTACGGTGATGTCAGATACACCGAACTTTGTTTTGACGTTCAGAACCCACTGGTTTGATTTCTTCGATTCAGACTCAAGACCAAGAGTCTTAAGGAAGATCGTATCATTAGGTCTGTAGTAGTTGGTCTGCTCACTCAGTTTCAACTCTTTGAGTGAGGATGCCATTCTGACCTTGATTTGATCAGTCTGACCAATATCAGTGTATGAGTAACAGAATCTATCAAGTCTGATGTCCTCTGTCAACTCCAACTTTCCAGTCACACCAGTGACATTGAAGAATTGGTTATTTGTCTTTCCAGTATATGCAACAGAAACATTGTTCCCGTCAGTATCCTTGGTAGAGAGTGTACCAAACTGAGGGAAACCAATGGTGGAGTCTACATCAATATAAGTCTGACCGATTGAAACATCATTCAGAATCCTTGTCTTTGGATCAGTCTCAAACTTACCAAAGATAGAACCACTTACGTTTGAGTCTCTTGCAAAACCAAAGTCTACACTGATCTGGTAGAAGTTGTAGTTCTCATAGGGAATCTGTTGAACATTAGTTACAGAACCTCTTGCACCAGTTGCGTCCTGGAAGATAGTTCTATTCTTCAGATCAAGGGGATCTCCCTGAATCCTTTCGACGATAAAGTCTTTAGTTACCTTATAGTCAGCATTGGATGGTTTGAACAGATACTCACTTGGTCTGATAACTTCTACATTCTCACCATACAAGGCCCTGAAGAGGATCTTGTGTGATTCGTCAGTACCTTTAGAGTTGTAGAAACTATCTGCATTATAGACAAAGTTTCTCTGATCAAGACCCTTGTATAGAGTTCTCTCTTCAAAACCAGGAGTTACCTGTGTCTTTACTCTTTTGAAGAACTCCTGAAGGAATTGTACGTTGAGGTTGACAACCCTAGAACCCTTTGTATGGTCGTCAATATTTGTTTGTGAGAACTCCAGTTGATCTGGTTCTAAGGAACTCACATAGGTCGTAATACCACTGAATCCTCTCGAACAATTCTCGAAGGATGTAGGTGTTTTATACTCGTAATAAATGATCTCATCATCAATCTTGATCAGACCATCTCTATCAACAAACCCATCTGTACCAACAGTTGAAGCGACACTAACTGTTGATGAAGTAAATGAAAGATCAGAACCAAGTACAGTCGAGGACTGCAGGTTGAATAACTGGTCAACCTTAACATACTGGTCAATATTCTTAAGAATATCTACAGGACCACTTTGAAATTCTTGTGAAACGTAATACTGCTGTAAGAATTCTGGTAGCAGAGGATAATCCTCAACAACATATTGTGGAAGTTGTTGAGCGACTATATCCTGTAACTTGACTCTATCTACTGACATTTATCTTTTATTAGTAACTTGAAGAAGAAGTTGATGATGACGATGATGATCTAGAAGGTGTTGATGTAGCACTAGTGGTGTTAATCGTTGTAGTCGTAGTCGTCGTAGTTGTAGTGGCCTCAGTCATTGAGACAACTGGTGTACCCCTTACAAGATTTCCATTTGAGTAACTTGAAGTTACGATATAGTTGGAACCAGAAACATCGTTATTGGATGAGATGTTATCTTGAACACTAGTGATAGTTGAGTTACTTACGTCGAGTTGGAGATAAAGATCTTGAAGACCGATTACATCATTTGAGTAAGGACATGCAGAAATTTCAATAAGAGGTGTTCCTCTATTAACAATGGTACTAATGACATTGATTGGATTGAGTTTGATCTCTCCTTTCAAGTAGTCAATAGTTCCAATACCTCTTCTTACAACTAATGGTTCTTCTGGTGAATTCAATTTAAACAAGAAGAGAGTTCCAGTTTTCAATCCTGGATTTGGTTTGTCACCTAGGTAAACGACACCATTAATTCCTGAAACAGTAAATCCTGAAGACTTAATGTTATAACCAATGATCTCACCATTATTTACCGCAGCATGACCATGGTTTTTAATGTAGAAACGATTACCAAAACACAGTTCATATTCGGCAAAAGTATTTAACCTAGCTTCCATATCTCTTCTCATATTCACCGTAGTGATGTTTGAAGTGATTGACTCATTACTGTCGTCAATAATTTTTTGGAATTTACTATACTTGAACCTTGCACCGAACCTATTCAGTTCAACAGAGTCAGAATATCTAATAACATTATTCGTTACTACATCCCTTACTGACTGTGAGTTTGGTGCCAGGTTTGAGTTGTAGTAAACATTACTATTAGTCTCAACATACAAGTACTTGAGGTCTACAACCTCAGGAATGATACCTGCAACTGTGAATGACTTAAGTTTTTGTTGGATGTTCTGTTTAATGTCACTTGACAAGAACACACCATTATAAGGTTTGATACTGATGAATACCTTACCAAATGAAGGAGGTGTTAAATCTTCCCCACCAAATGCAGATACAGATTCAGCTTCAGGATAGATCTGAGGAATGATTGCTTCATAATCAGATGATGTAACAGCTCTATTCTGTGATGCGTAGATAAGTGGAGCATACTTCTTAACCGACTCCACAGACTCGATATCCTTTCCTCCATAGGAAGGAATATTAGTTGTGATAGGTGAGATACCTGTGGTGATTGGAGAGTTGTTGTTGTCTCTCAGAACACCGATAAAGGTGAAGTTTGTAATGGAGTTGGTAAGTGAACCACTACTGGTGATATATCTAGTCTCAATGTAGTTCTGGTCTTCGAGTTTCGTACCAAAGTTACCATCACCAAACATCAGTTCATATCTTTCACCATCAGTCTCCTGAACGAAGTAAACTCTAGATGATGGACCAACACTCAGAAGACTGTCAAACAGTGTGTATCTCTCCTGTACGGTGTCTCCTTTCTTCGACCTTACTACGACATCAATCAGTGAAGTATCGATGCCTGCATTGTCTAGAATGAACTTCTGAGAAGGTTTGTTTACATCGACTGTAAAGTCCTGTTTGATGTATGAACCTTCATATACGTTAATGTTATTGAAGTATGCACTACCAGTAGAATCAACTGGTACAGTGATATCATTTACTATAGAGAAAATATAATTAAATCCGTCTCTGTTCCCCGTCTGTCTTGATGTAAGAACTGAACCTGCCTTCAAAGTAACAGAAACAGCAGTTGTTGAACTTACATCAACGTTAAATGAGATATTAGCTACTGATGACTTTCTTGAACGTGGAACATAACCAATGTTCCTTGCCAGTGATACTACATTCTCTCTCAGTGTAGCACCATCAATGAATACCTCATTGGTAGCCATGTTGGCGTTATATGAGGTAATGTAAGTGTTAAATGCAAGCGTGTCAATGATAGTCGAAAGGTTGGACCCTTCAAAATCATAATCAGTGAAGTTGGAGTTCGCTTTCAGATAATCCTTGATGGATTGTTTTATCTGATCAAAGTTTAAATTGCTAAAATTGACTAGAGGCATTTATCTAGTGAGCTGTAATACAAATGACAATTGTTGTTCTGGCACATCCAAACCAACGATATAGTATTTAATAACCACATCGAACTCATTATTATCATAATTTGGTGTAACTATTACTTCATTCAAATCAACTCTTGGTTCATAACCATTGATTGTATTTTCAATTTCAGTTTTGATTGAGTTAGCAGTCAGTTCATCCAGGTTCTCAAACAACAAACGAGAAACGTTTGAACCTACATCCGGTTGAAAGGGTTTCTCACCTGGTACTGTGAATACAAGATTACGAACTGATCTTGAGATTGCGTTTGCATTGAGATTGGATATCAGGTCATTATTCAGAGGATTAATCTGAAAAGTGGCACTGATATCCTTAAATCCCTGACTAATACGTCTTGCAGGCA